CTTATCAACAATTGCATTGGGTTTGTTGAGGATAAAGTGCTTAAGTTTACAGTCAAGGGTCATCGTATGAGTGGCGATATAAACACATCCATGGGCAACAAACTGATCATGTGCGGAATGATGTACACATATTTTTCAGAGCTGGGCGTTCAGGCCGATCTCTGCAATAATGGTGATGATTGTGTCATTATCTGCGAGAAACATGATGAGCACAAGTTTGACGGACTTTTCGACTGGTTTCGCTCTTTTGGGTTCAACATGGCAATTGAACCTCCTGTTTATGAGCTTGAGAAGCTGGAGTTTTGCCAAAGTCATCCCTGCTGCATTAATGGCAAATGGAGGATGATTCGCAAACCTGTTAGCATTGCTAAGGACAGTTACACAATGCAGTCCATGCAGACAACAGGTGATTACGAGTCGTATCTATCAGCCGTTGGCCAGTGTGGCTTGATACTCAATTCAGGTGTTCCAGTCCTGAATTCGTTTCACCGCATGTTGTACAGAAACTCGGGGTTTAAGAAAGTTTCTGACAACTACTTACGACGGGTGATTGAGTATGGGAATGACGAGCGTCTAGGGCTACGCCGCGGTATCAAGGAGGAACCTGTTACAATGGCAAACAGAGAATCCTACTATTTATGTACCGGAATAGACCCTGTCACTCAGGTAGTAATTGAGCAGTATTATGACAACCTGCAACTGGATGTGACTAACGAGATGGTGATGAGACCGACATCTCACCTCGACCATCTCGTACTGAATTGCTGATCTGTGCAAACTGCTAACTCAGCTAACTTTCTTCTTCATTTAGTTGATTTTCACCGATGGAGTTGGATTCGTACATCCAATCGCAAGCTGAACTCATGTCGGAACAGGCCGACTTGAAAGAGTGGGAGGATTCCTTACTCCTGTCAGAGAGTGGGGATAAGTGTTGTAAGGTTATAGAACTCTACAACGATCAGGAAGTTAAACCATTGCCTTTGGTCACCAAGGAGAATCTTTCCTTAGTTGGTAAGCTCCGTTCCACTGTGCAGAAACATGTTTATAGCCTGCATCGCATGATCGCCCTGGTTTATAGTACAGCTCTGTTGGAGGGTACTTCAGGTACGATCACTGTTTACCTATACAACCGTGGTACCGGCCAAAAG